TTAATAAAACTCTATACCCGTAATCTTCAATGAGTTCTGGCGCTTCCCTTTAATTCCTTTTACATATTCAAAATGAATGTTTTTGATTGCCATCTTTATGAATTCAGTTTTTAACTCATCTTCCATTAATTCCCAGCCGTTTAGCAATGAATACTTGAAATTTTTAATCTTCTCATAGTTAAAAGTCTTACCCTTATCATTATCCTTGCGCTTTTCATACTCATGTATTTCTTTGTCAATACGACTTATTATTGGAAAAGCTTCATCCTTATCCATCATACCTTCTATAAAAAGTGTTTGACATCTAGCGCGTTCTTTTCGCAACTTTTCAATATCGATGCCGACATCTTCTATTTCTTTAGGTTGGTTTTCGATTTTATATGATGTTAAATCAAATTGTTTTAGATAATTGTAAAATTGTTTTAAAACCTCGCCTTCGTCGATGTTACATGCATTTTTATTTTTAGTATTTTTGCAGTTAGAACAAAAGTATAGTTTAGAATACCAAACTTCTTTATTTTTAGGCGTATGCTTGACTGTGTTTAAAGTCAATTTCTGGTTACAGTTTGGACATAATAGTTTACTTCTGAAAATAGCGTTATGTTTTACGATTGTAGAGTTAGTTTTTTCACTTATCCTTAATTTTATTTCTTCGTATTCTTCTTCACTTATAATAGCTTCGTGGGTGTTTTCGACGAATATGTCACCGAAAACAAGATGACCTCTAGCTACCGGACTCGTTAGAGCATTGCCTATAACTGATCTGTGCCAGTTTTTACCTAAGGGTGCTTTGTATTTAGAGTTGTTCAATTTTATAGTTATTTCTCTTAAACTAGTACCTTTTTTCGCTTCTTCTACTGCAAATCGTAATACTTTTTTATATTCATTAGGCACAAATTTATCGTTTACTCTGTCGTAATAGAAAGGAGGGACAGTTTTAGCTAACCCTTTTCTAGCTGATGCGCGTCGACCCATTGCAGTACGCTCTTGAATTGTAGTACGCTCCCACTCTGCCATAGCACCTACTAATGTTACGAACAAACGTCCCATAGCAGAAGTTGTGTCATATACTTCTGTTGCGCTCCTAAACAACACGTTTTTATTCTCAAACAATTCTAGTATCTCTAGTAAGTCTTTAACACTTCGAGTTAATCGATCTAGTTTATAGACTAAAACCAAATCAAAATTATCTATTTCATTCAACATTTCTTGTAAAGCGGGTCTGTCTTTTTTAGCTCCGGAGTATCCAGCGTCAGTATATACTTTATGAATTTTCCAGTCGTTTATGTCGCTGTAAGCTCTTAATTTTCTTTCTTGTTCTTCGATAGAGTGTCCTTTTTCTTTTTGTTCAAGTGTACTCACTCTAGTATAAATTGCTACTTTCATGTGCTCCCTCCTCAAAATTGGCAAAAAATAATAAGGGTAGGCGGGCTACCCGTGATTTTAGTACTAGCTACTAAATGTGATATAATAAAATAAAAAGTAGGTGATGAAATGTGTGTAAAATTTACTGACGCAGAAATAGCTTATATAAAAGAATCAGTTGAAAATTATAGTAGTGAATTTGATATTTATGACGATGAACAAGAACTTAAATTAAAAATTTATGAACAAATTATGTTAAAAATCAAATCTGAATACAAGGATACCTATTTATTCCGTCTTATTAATTGATTTGGTATATTCTCTTAATATTTTTTCGTTTTCATCAACAATGTCTTTTAGTGTGTTTAAAAGAAAGTCACAATCACCTTTGGCTACTGCACCAGCTTGTGAATGGTTGATTATGTTTCTCATACTATACGCAATTTCTACCCGTTTTTTGGTTCTATAATTTACTTTACCTTCTTTAGTTAATTCTCCTAATAATTTTGTGTACATAGTTGAATCGGTGTCTTTATGTTTGATTTTATTAACTTTTTTTAATTTGATTAAAAACGTTTCTATAGCAACAGCAAAGGTTGCTGCAGCTGGCAAATACAATTCCCTTTTATAAGCTTGTAATCCTTGTTCTATTTGATAAGAAAAAGTTATATCATCAACAATCTCTTTCATACTATTTAAATCTAAGTGGTTGAACGGTTGTATTTCATCATGTGCTTTGTTTATCAATCTTTCTTTCGACTTCGATATCAATGTATTGTAATGATCGTTAGCTAATCTTTTGCCATAATTAAAAAATAAATCTAAATTGTTTTGTAATATTACGGTCCCGATATATTTTCCGTAGTAAATAGATGTGTAATAAATGTAATTATTAAAATCTAATAATCCGGATTGTTCTTCTACATACTTTTTAGAATCATATATGTATGAAGTAAAGTGTTTAGACAAATATTTGATATCAATATTACGAAAATTATATATTTCTTTTAATTTACTGTCATTTGAGATAACGACGATGCAAGGTTCTTCAAAAAAAGATTGATTTAGATAAAATATCGAAATCTTGTAATCGTCTTTTCTCATGAATGGGAAAGCTTCTGGATTGCTACTAAACTGATAATTGTATCTGTTTTCAACTACATATTTGTAGCCTTCTAAAAATTTACGCAAGTATTCTTTTAAAGTTTTATTCTCTTCCATCCCTCATCCTCCTCACGCCATATAGGCGTTTATTTCTTATATTCTTCTTCAACATACTTTTTTACTAAATATTCAAGAATAAGTTCGGTCATTAGATCGTTTTCTTCGTACTCTTTATGAAGTTACTTTATTCTTTGAATTAATTTAACTTATCGCCATCTAATTTTTGTGAAATAAATTCCAAGTATTTACGCGCATTATGTGACGATAAATCTTTAGGTAACTCATAAGTGAATGGTTGATTACCACTAGTTAAAACTTCATATACTATAGTTTCTTTTTTTATTTTGCAATTAGTTATTTTCATTATAAACTCCTTTTAAACACTGATGAAATAGACGTCTTTTATATTAAAGTGCCATATAGGCGCTATTAATCACAATACAACTTTGCCCATTACTTTAATATTACTAAACGAAGCGACTTTGATATCATCATACTTCGGATTTAGAGATACCAAATTAATATAGTCTTCGCATATATCTACACGCTTGATAAGACTTACTCCATCTAATACAACGAGTGCAATTGTACCATCTTTAATAGAATCTTCTTTCTTAATAAAAGCGTATGTTCCTTGTTTTAACATAGGTTCCATTGAATCACCATTAACTAAAATACAAAAATCAGCATTTGATGGCGTTTCGTCTTCTTTAAAAAATACTTCTTCATGCAATATGTCATCATATAATTCTTCTCCTATGCCAGCACCAGTTGCACCACATGCAATATACGATACTAGTTTAGACTCTTTATATTCATCTATAGAAGTGACTTTATTCTGTTCATCTAATTGCTCATTTGCGTAGTTAAGTACGTTTTTTTGTCTTGGAGGCGTGAGTTTACTGTATATGGAAGTGATGTCGTTTTTTTTATTATTTCTTGTAGGAAACAAATCATCGATACTGATATTTAAAATATGAGCAATTTCAAACAAATCATCTTGTTTAGGAGTTCTGTACCCTGTCTCATAATTTGAAATAGTAGCCTTTTTAGTGTTGAGTTTTTCTCCAAGTTGATCTTGAGTTAAGTTCAATTTGGTTCTATAGTATCTGATTTTATTGCCTATAAATTTCGCTAATTCTTTTTTATCCATTTTCTTACCTCCTTAAATTTACCTATAGTATAACCCAATTATTTTTGGTATTCAACAAAAAAATACACGAAAAGCAAACTTTTATGTTGACTCAAGTACACGTATCGTGTATAGTTAGTTTTGTAAGCGGGAGGTGACAACATGCAATGGAATTTAATAAAGTTGAGAAAAGAAAGAAAGTGTACTCAAGAAGATTTAGCAAACCTCTTGAATATATCAACTGAAGGTTATCGTTTAAAGGAATTAGGAAAGCATCAATTTAAGAATGATGAGATGTTTATTATCGCTGATTTTTTTGACGAAAATATTGGAGATATTTTTTTACCCACAAAGTACACGAAACGCAAACAAACATCTTAAAAGGAGGAACGAACAATGCAAGCATTACAAACATTTAATTTTAAAGAGCTACCAGTAAGAACAGTGGAAATTGAAAACGAACCTTATTTTGTAGGAAAAGATATTGCTGAAATTTTAGGATATGCAAGGGCAGACAATGCCATCAGAAATCATGTTGATAGCGAGGACAAGCTGACGCACCAATTTAGTGCATCAGGTCAAAACAGAAATATGATCATTATCAATGAATCAGGATTATACAGTTTAATCTTTGACGCTTCTAAACAAAGTAAAAACGAAAAAATCAGAGAAACCGCTCGAAAATTCAAACGATGGGTAACTTCAGACGTCCTACCCGCTATTCGAAAACACGGTATCTACGCAACAGACAATGTAATTGAACAAACATTAAAAGATCCAGACTACATCATTACAGTGTTGACTGAGTATAAGAAAGAAAAAGAGCAAAACTTACTTTTACAACAAGAAATTGGAGAGCTAAAACCCAAAGCAGACTATGTAGATGAAATCTTAAAGTCAACTGGAACATTAGCTACAACTCAAATCGCGGCAGACTACGGTATATCAGCACAAAAGTTAAACAAACTACTACACGAAGCTAGATTACAACGAAAAGTGAATAAACAGTGGGTGCTTTACTCAGAACACATGGGCAAGAGTTACACAGAATCAGACACTATACCAATTGTACGCTCTGACGGTAGAGAAGACACAGTTTTACAAACTAGATGGACACAAAAAGGTAGATTGAAAATACATGAAATCATGACTGAATTCGGTTATGAAGCTAACGTAACTGCTTAACAGGAGGGCGCAGCAAATGGAAGATCAAAACAAAAAAGTCATTTATTACTACTATGACGAAGCAGGTAATAGACAACTATTATCAATTGGAGACTTGAATCTCTATTTATTAAAAGATATTAAATCAAGATTTGGTTTATATAAAAAACAAATCCCTGATTTAGATAATCTGTTCGTTCAAATAGACGGTGTTGAATTTAAAGTACTATAACCCGAGCAATGCACCTCTTAAACAACATTATACACGAAAGGAGCATAAACAAATGAACACACTATACAAAACAACCTTCCTCATCACAATGGCAGTTGCGACTTGGAAGGTTTGGAAGATTGAGAAAAACACAAGATTTAAACTTAGAAATTTTGATTATCCAAAAATTAATAATGCTCAGAGCAAATCATTGTTGGATATTGCTAGTCACGATTTAAAAGATATTTAACTGTATTCAAAATTTTCATATCTTGTTGAGCTTTTAAGCTTTCGTATAAAGCTATTGAATAAATAATTTCGTAAGATACGTTTTCAGGAGCATCTTCTTTCAACTTATTTATTCTATCTCTAAAAAAGTCACTGTCACCACCGAATTCTTTTTCGGCTTGATTACTAAGTTCACCAAAGAAATTTTGAAAATCATTAAATTCCATACTTATCACCTCCTTTCACTAGGAGATAACTAAATTATACACGAAAGGAATGGTAGAAGTGCCACCACACATTCAACAAATGTTATACGAAATCCAGTTAAAAGCTGGTATACCTCAAAAATTAATGGAAATGCAAGCTTTGATAAACGATGAAACAACCAAAGAGGAGAAAAAAGAAAATGAGTAACATTTATAAAAGCTACCTAGTAGCAGTACTATGCTTCACAGTCTTAGCAATTGTGCTTATGCCATTGCTGTACTTCACTACAGCATGGTCAATCGCGGGATTCGCAAGTATAGCGACATTCATATTTTATAAGGAATACTTTTATGGAGAATAAAAAAACTGCTACTTGCGCCAACAAGTAACAGTGACAAACGATTAACAAAATTAATTCGTGTTCAATATAAAACGAAAAAAGGAGGAAGTCAAGATGTATTACGAAATAGGCGAAATCATACGCAAAAATATTCATGTTAACGGATTCGATTTTAAGCTATTCATTTTAAAAGGTCATATGGGCATATCAATACAAGTTAAAGATATGAACAATGTACCAATTAAACATGCTTATGTCGTAGATGAGAATGACTTAGATATGGCATCAGACTTATTCAACCAAGCAATAGATGAATGGATTGAAGAGAACACAGACGAACAGGACAGACTAATTAACTTAGTCATGAGATGGTAGGTGTAAGCATGAGAGATACAGAAAGAAATATATTGAATATTTTTAAGACATTATTCGACGAATATACTTTGTCAAACCAACGAGCACTATTGGAAATTGAACGTAATCATCACGGATACTTATCGATTAATTTCTTGCACTATCACGACAGTTACAAAACAAACAATAAGCTTGTGCAGATACATGAAATCAATCCAGATAGCCATGAACGAATAAAAAATTTAATTATCGAGGTGCTAAGAGGTCATCGGAAGATTAAAAAAGGAGCATGAGGATGGAAATAAAAATAAATAAGTTAACTATATCAAACTTTGCTGGAATCAAAGAAGAAAGCTTTAACTTTAACGGCAAAGACACAAAAATATACGGCAATAATGCGACTGGTAAGACTACGACTGCAACCGCATTACAATGGCTGCTTTTCGATAAAGGTTTGGACGGATCAACCAAATCATTTAACCCTGTACCTTTAAACGAAAAAAACGAAGAAAATTATGAGTTAATTCCGACTGTTTTCGCAGAATTTGAAATCGACGGAAAAATAACGACTTTCAAAAAAGAGTCACATCCTAAATACACAATAAATCAAAAGACGAATCGCAAGGAATACTCACGAAGTAGAACAAAGAAACAATATATCAATGATGAATCAATAAAAGTAAAGGATTATAAAGCTCGTATTGATGAACTAATTGATGAAGATGTATTCAAGTTGATTACAAATCCCCAAGCATTTAATTTACTCGATTGGAAGAAACGAAGAAGTTTGTTATTTGAAATTGCAAAACCAATTAATGATGAGGATGTCATTAAAACAAATAACGACTTTAAAAAATTAAATAATATTCTTGGTGATCATGAAATTGAAACAAAGAAAAAGATTCTTACTGACAAGATAAAGCAGATTAACAAAGACATCAAAGATATTCCGATACGTATTAATCAAACACAACAAAATAAGCAGGATGTACCGGAATTCGATAATGATAGACACACAATCATAAAACAAGAAATTGAGCAACTTGAAAATGAGCGTATAGATATTCAAAACGGTGCAGAAGAAATTAATTTGCGTAACCAATTAGCTGATAAACAATCAGAATTGAAGCGCATAGAAGCTAATAATAGCGCCAGTAATGAGAACAAAATACATGCTTTAACAAATGAGCTACACGTTGAAAATGGAACGGTTGCGAATCTTAAAACAAGATTAAAGCAAAACAAACAACAAATTACACATGAAGAAAATCGACGTAATCAATTATTAGAAAATCATAAAGGATTAAAAAGTGATTTAGAAAAAGCTAAAAATCAAAAATTTGAATATCTTGATGACAATGTATGTAGTTGTTGTGGTCAACAGTTACCAGCTGAACAAGTGAGTGAGGTAAGAGAAAAAGCATTGCAGAAATTCAATGCAAACAAATCGAAAGAATTAGAAACAATACAAACATCTATCAATCACATTATTTCAGAGGGCAAGAAAATAAAGCCAATTATCGAGAAATTAGAGGATGACAACAATAATTTACAAATTAAAATCAACGAAGCAGAAGAGCGTTCAGCAAGAATACAAAACAAAATTAATAAGTTGAAAATAACTCACGTTGACGTTACGCAAACTGACGAATACAAAGCAGTAATGTTAGAGATAAATGAGATTAATCAAAAACGCTCTAACATCAGGAAAACTATTCAAGATAAAGTTTCAGGAATAGATGACAAAATAAGCGAGCTTACTCAAGAAAAATCAGAAATTGAAGTGTCAATATCAATCGAAAAATCAAATAAACATCTAGATGATGTTATTTCTGAATTAAGAAATGAAGAAGACAGATTATTGGATGAAAAAGAAAAGTATTCACATGACCTTTATATCTTAAAAGAATTTACAACAACAAAAGTCAAAATGCTTACTGAAAACATCAATAACGAATTTGATATTGCTGAATTTAAGCTATTCAATACCTTAGTTAACGGCGAATTAGAAGAAACATGTTCAACAACGGTTAATGGTGTCGAGTATGACAGCGGTTTAAATAACGCCTCAAGAATTAATGTTGGCTTAGATATCATCAACACACTATCAAAACATTTTAAAGTTACAGCGCCAATATTTATTGATAATGCTGAATCAGTAACAGAGCTTATCAAAACAGAATCACAACAAATTCAATTGATAGTAAATGAACAAGATAAAAAATTAAGAATGGAGACTATATAAAATGACGAATGAATTACTATTAAAAAACAATAAAATGGGCGACAACGTTCTATCTAGAGTTAAGACATTAGAAGCACAAGGAGATTTACAGTTTCCTGCAAACTATTCGCCTGAGAATGCAATGAAGTCAGCAATGTTACAACTGCAAGAATTAAAAGGATCTAAAAAAGATGGTTATAAACCAGCGCTGGAATTTGCAACTTCAACCAGCATAGCAAACGCCTTAATGGACATGGTTGTACAAGGTTTAAATCCTGCTAAGAATCAAGGCTATTTCATTATGTATGGCGATAAGGTTCAATTCCAAAGAAGTTACCACGGAACAATGGCAGTAACTAAACGTGTAGCAGGCGCAGAAGAAATTAATGCAGAAGTCATATTTGAAGGTGACGAAGTTAAGTATAAAACTAAAAACGGAAAAATTGTTGAACTTGAACATACACAGTCTTTTGGTAACAGAAACACACAAAACATTATCGGTGCATATGCAACAGTTGTATTTAAAGATGAAAGTAGAAATTACACTGAAATCATGACATTTGAAGAGATTGAAGAAGCGTGGAAGCAATCACAAATGGTTTATAACGGTGTATTTAAAGAAGACGGTACACACAGAAGATTCCCTCAAGAAATGGCTAAAAAGACTGTAATAAACCGTGCATGTAAAAAGATTTTAAACAGCACGGATGACGCTAGTCTTTTATCAAATCAAATTAAAGAATCTGAACAACGTCAACGCAAAGAAGTATTGGATGCAGAAGTTGAAGAAAATGCAAATCAAGAACAATTGGATTTTGAACCACCAGTTTTTGAAGAAGCACAATACACAGAATTAGAAAATGAAAAACCTATTGATGTATCTGACTTTGAAGAAATAAAAGAACCTGCAACAGAAAAAGAAAGCGAAGAAGAGCCATTTTAATTGAAACAATAGCAACTGGTTCAAGTGGTAACTGCTACGTCTTAAATGATGGACGTACTACGTTACTGCTTGAGGCAGGAATAAAATTTGAACGTGTTCAAAAGCATTTCAAATATAAAACAAGACATATAGCAGGGTGTCTTATCACACACGAACATGGTGATCATGCAAAGTACACAAAGCAGTTTGTCGACAATGGTGTAATCAGCTATATGACTGCTGGAACACAACGAGCTATGGATTTTGAAAGTCATCGCTTATGCACGATTAAGGCAAAGCAAGAGCTACGAATTGGTACGTGGTCAATTTTACCATTTGACATTGAACATGATGCTAACGAGCCTGTGGCTTTCTTATTACAAAGCACATTAGGTTATAAGGTCCTGTATGTTACTGATACGAAGTATCTGAAATACAAATTTAACGGCATTACGCACATGATGTTAGAAGTTAATTATATCTATGAACAAATGCAAGAAAACATAAAAAACGGCAGTGTACACAGCGCATTAGCAAACAGAATTATGGAGTCTCATTTTAGCTTAGAACATGCTATCGGAATGTTGAAAGCAAATGATTTAACTAGACTCGAAGAAATACATTTAATTCATTTAAGTAGTCAAAATTCAAATGCAAAATACATTAAAAGTGAAATACAAAAAGTGACGGGCGCGCCCGTTTATGTTGGAGGTTTATAAATGCTAAACAGAACAATATTAGTTGGTCGTTTAACTAGAGACCCAGAATTAAGAACCACTCAAAGTGGTGTAAATGTAGCATCATTCACATTAGCAGTTAACCGCACATTTACGAATGCACAAGGAGAGCGCGAGGCAGACTTTATTAATATCATCGTATTTAAAAAACAAGCAGAGAACGTTAATAAATACCTATCTAAAGGATCGTTGGCGGGCGTAGATGGTAGGTTACAAACGCGGAACTATGAAAATAAGGAAGGTCAACGTGTATACGTTACGGAAGTTATTGCTGATAGTATTCAATTTTTAGAACCGAAAAACTCAAATGACACTCAACAAGATTTATATCAACAACAAGTACAACAAACACGTGGACAATCGCAATATTCAAATAACAAACCAGTAAAAGATAATCCGTTTGCGAATGCAAATGGTCCGATTGAAATAGATGACAATGATTTACCATTCTAATTTAACCGGTTTGAAAGTGAGGTGTGTATATGACTGGTTGGATAAGTATTGATCGCTCAATTCAAAATCATTGGCTATTTAAAGAAAAGAGAACATTTTCAAAGTTTGAAGCATGGATATATTTACTCATGGAAGCGAATCATTCAAAGGCAAAAGTGCCTATTGGAAACCAAATTGTAACCGTAGAAAGAGGACAAAGATTAACATCGATTTTGACCTTGTCTGACCTTTTTAACTGGTCACGATTTAAAGTGAAAACCTTCCTTGACTTACTCGAGAGTGATGGAATGTTAGAAGTCAAAACAACATCAAAATATACCCTTATAACCATTGTCAATTATGACTTTTATCAAAGTGAGCAGGGCAGGAACCAACATCAAAACGACATCAAACCAACATCAAAACAACATCAGTCAAACATCAACCCAACATCAAAACAACATCAAACCAACACAAACAATAATGATAATAAAGATAATAATGAAAAGAATGTGAATAATGAGAAGAAGAAGACAACCGCCTTCGACTTCTTCCAAGATAACGGATTCGGTTTCATAACTTCTTACAATTTAGACGATTTAAATTATTATCTTGATTCATTTGAAAATGATTCAGATGAAATAGTTACCGCATCACTTAAAATCGCTAAAGACAGAAACAAAGTTACTTGGGGATATGCTAAAAGCATTTTGAATACATGGCTTAATGCAAACTTGAAATCTATTGAACAAGTACGTGCATTTGAAAAGCAACAACTTGAAAGCAAAAAACAAAATTATAAACCTTTCGTTAAACAATCAAAAGAAAAAACACCCAAATGGCTCACAGACAGCACGAGAGAAACGAAAACGCCGGAAGTAGATGAAAACCTTGAGAAAGACAGAGAAGCTTTTATTAAGCGTCTAAATAGCAAATGGGAGTGATTGAAAATGGATGCATTTGATAAATACTATCTATTTGATCATGACGGCAACAAAATGTTTTCAGTTACACCACATTTTAAAGATGGTCGGCATTTAGTTGTTGGAATAAAAGAAACAAAATTTAATGGTCGTCGTTGGTATTTAGACGATTATGAATTAAATACACTTATTGATAATGAACAAATGGAGTTAGGACACCAAACAAGCTTATTTGAATATATATGAGGGATTACATGGAGATAGAAATTAAATTTAATGAAGTGTTTAATGCGCCGATGGGGTCGCCTCGTCCACGCTTTCGTAATACAGGTAGATTTGTTCAAACTTACATGCCAACGTCTTACACAAAGCATAAAGCGTATATACAAGGGCAAATGCCTAAGTTAAATCTAGAGCGCGCACTAAAAATCGAATTAGACTTTTACTTTCCATTGCTTAAATCATGGTCGAAGAAAAAGAAAAGCGAAATGGTTGGGCAGTATAAAGTGACTAAGCCGGATATCGACAACTTAATTAAAACGGTATTAGATGCTTGTAATGGCCATGTATGGAAAGACGATAACCAAATTACAGAAATAACTAGCTCAAAGCGTTATGGAATTGAGCCCAAAATAATCATACGAATAGAAGAAATATAAGAGGTGGATAAAATGGCGAGAAAAGCAAGGATTGTAACAATAAATGATAAACCTTATAGGTTCAGTAAATTTGAAATGGAATTAATAGAAAGTCACGGTATAACCGCTGGAATGGTTTCTAAGAGAGTAAAAGACGGTTGGGAACTACATGAAGCAATGGACGCACCAGAAGGTACGCGTTTAAGCGAGTACAGAGAAAAGAAAACAATAGAAAGACTGGAACAAGCTAGACTCGAACGCAAATTGGAAAGAAAGCGAAAGAGAGAGGCTGAGCTAAGAAGAAAGAAGCCACACTTGTTTAATGTACCTCAGAAACATTCACGTGATCCGTACTGGTTTGATAATACTTATAACCAAATGTTCAAGAAATGGAGTGAAGCATAATGAGTGTAATCAGTAACAGAAAAGTAGATATGAATGAAATACAAGACAATGTTAAGCAACCAGCGCACTACACATACGGCGACATTGAAATTATAGATTTTATCGAACAGGTTACGGCGCAGTATCCACCACAATTAGCATTTGCAATAGGTAATGCAATCAAATATCTATCTAGAGCACCGTTGAAAAACGGACACGAGGATTTAGCAAAGGCGAAGTTTTATGTCCAAAGAGCTTTTGACTTGTGGGAGCAATGACTATGACATATAACGCGCGCAAAGAATACTTAAACCAATTTTTCGGATCTAAGAGATATCTGTATCAGGATAACGAACGAGTGGCACATATCCATGTAGTGAATGGCACTTATTACTTTCACGGGCATATCGTGCCAGGTTGGCAAAGCGTTAAAAAGACATTTGATACTGCTGAAGAGCTCGAAATATATATAAAGCAACATGGTTTGGAATACGAGGAACAGAAGCAACTAACTTTATTTTAGAGGAGATGGAAATGATGAATAATCGTGAACAAATTGAACAATCCGTTATAAGTGCTAGTGCGTATAACGGCAATGACACAGAGGGATTGCTAAAAGAGATTGAGGACGTGTATAAGAAAGCGCGAGCATTTGATGAAATACTTGATGGAATGACAAATGCTATTCAACATTCAGTTAAAGAAGGTATTGAACTTGATGAAGCAGTAGGAATTATGGCAGGTCAAGTTATCTATAAATATGAGGAGGAACAAGGAAAATGACTAACACATTAACAATTGATCAGTTACAAGAGTTATTACAAATACAAAAGAAGTTCGACGATAGAATACCGACTAGAAATTTAAATGACACAGTAGCTAGTATGATTATTGAATTTGCGGAGTGGGTTAACACACTTGAGTTTTTTAAAAATTGGAAGAAACAACCAGGTAAGCCATTAGATACACAATTAGATGAGATTGCTGATTACTTAGCTTTCAGTTTGCAATTAACTTTGACTATTGTTGATGAAGAAGATTTGGAAGAAACTACTGAGGTTATGGTTGATTTGATTGAAAATGAAGTTACTTTACCTAAACTACATTCAGTTTATTTTGTTCATGTAATGCATACACTAACAGAACAATTTGTAAAAGGTATTGATAATAGTATTGTACAAGTTTTAATAATGCCTTTTTTGTACGCCAATACTTACTATACAATCGACCAACTCATTGACGCATACAAAAAGAAAATGAAAAGGAACCACGAAAGACAAGATGGAACAGCAGACGCAGGAAAAGGATACGTGTAAAGACATCTTGGATCGAGTCAAGGAGGTTTTGGGGAAGTGAGCGACATGTTAGAAATATTTTTAATAGGGTTTGGCGTTTATCTCTTTTATCGCATAGCAATTATTTTTCTTAAGAGTAAAAAGACTATACACACAAACATATATGAAATGTTAATGCTTGCTACTATCTTTATGATATCTACAATTGCTTATAAACATCAAAAGACGCATATCTTAATAGCATTTTTAGTAATGTTTTTTATGAGTAAGCTCAAACAAGTTCAAGGGAGCTATGAGGAATGACACAATACTTAGTCACAACATTCAAAGATTCAACAGGACAACCACATGAACATTTTACTACTGCTAGAGATAATCAGACGTTTACAGTTGTTGAGGCAGAGAGTAAAGAAGAAGCTGAGCGCAAATACGAGGCACAAGTTAAGATAAGGAGAGATGGAGATGCCAAAGAAAACGGTAACGATTGATGTAGATGAAAACTTATTAGTAGTAGCTAGTAATGAAATATCAGAACTATTATATGAATATGACAGTGAGTTAATGTCAGCTGATGAAGATGGCGATAATAGAGATATCGAAGAAAAAAGAGACGCATTAAAACAAGCTATACAAATTATCGATAAATTAACATGGGGTGTTTAG